ACCAGGAAGAAGGGAAATAACTAAGAAAGTAAAACAGAACAGTGAACAACGAGCAATAGACTTGCTCTAAAAAAAAGGAAATTATAATGATGAGTCCAACAATGTCCACAGCGGCACAATTAGCAAATGAACAAGTGATTAGTAGAGAAGTAATTAGTTACGGAGAGACTAAAGATGGGAAGTATAGAGCGTTTATTAAAACGGTCGGGTATATAAATGATAATGTTAAGGAGAGATTGGAATCTAACGTAAGAGTGGAAACATCTTTCTACTACATCCCGTCAGCCTGTTTGTCAGAAGAGACAGCAATTGCGATACTTATTACCATGGCGACTTACGCCTTTTTAGGTACTGACTATCAAGAAATCGGTACTAAATGTGTCGAGGAATTGATTAATGGGAAGAAGAAGCCATCCGAAGCAGCAGAGGCCCCAGCAAAAGAAAAGCCAGCAACAAAGGCAGTTGAAGAAACAACACAAGAACCAACTAAACCAGTTGAACAAGAGGAAAAGAAGGCAACTCCGGCAAGAAAAGCTCCGGTTAAAAAGGCAGCTCCGAAGAAGCCAAAAACAATTGCCTATAATAGAGAAAACAACGAGCATAAAAAGCAGTTTGGAGTCTTACTTAACTCAGCGGAACCTACTTGGGGAGAAGATAAAGAAAAGCTAAAAATAGCACAAGGTTTATCAATGTCTCTAGCAGGTCAGCCCTTCCTAGACAGCAAAGGTGAAGTACTTTCTGAGGTTATCGAAATGATTACGGATGCTTTCAACCCCGTAAGTAATGTAGATGCTTTATAATAACTATTTAAATCACCCTCCTAAGCCTTACCAGGCGGAGGGTATTAAGTTTGCGATGGAGCACCATTACTCTATCCTGGCCGACGATATGGGATTGGGCAAGACAATGCAAGCAATATCCGTATCTTTAATAGGTATGCACAGGACATTAATAGTATGTCCTGCATACTTAAAATTAAATTGGGAAGATGAGATAAACTTCTTCTCAAAAAAACCTGTAAAAGTTTTCGTATGTAGGACTTCTAAAGACCTGACCTTATTAGACCCAGAAGGTTATGACTTTATCGTATGTAATTACGAGCAGCTTAGTAATAACAATATGGTTAATATATTTAAATGGGCAGATATGATTTGCTGTGATGAAGCCCATGCCTTGAAAAATGTTAAAGCTAAAAGGACTAAAGCCTTCCATCAGTATCTTTACGACCATAGACCAGAGAGGCTTATGTTGTTAAGTGGTACACCAATTACGAACAACGTAGGTGATTGGTACAGTCTGATAATGCTCACCTCCTACAACCCAAAAAATACGAGTGGTATGGGTTTAGACGGGGTTTCTTATTGGGACTTTTGTTCAAAGTTTTGTTTGCAAAGACAGCAAAGTATTGGTGGTGGTAGAACTGCTAAGATTTTTTATGGGCTTAGAAATGTTGAAGGACTTAAGAAACTACTACGAGGGAAGTATATAAGAAGGTTGGCAAAAGACGTTCTTGATCTTAAGGAAGTCACTGAGAAGACGGTCGTAGTTGATGTTGAAAGTGACCCTTCTTTAGAGGATGCTTGGCAGGAGTATAAGGAAACTGAAAAGTTATCCGTCAATGCTACTATTAAGAAAGCCTCTGCCGTTATGGTAGCACCTTTCACAGCGGAGCTTGCGGTGGGGATGTTGAACGGTGGTAGCGGCCCATTAGTAATATTTTCTGATCATGTAGACCCTGTACGTATTATTACTGAGGGTATTATGAGAAAAAGGAGTGGTACGGTTGTACGTGAGATAGTGGGTGGTATTTCCATTAACGAACGTAAGCAGATAACCGATGCTTATAAAAGAGGGGCAGTGGATGTGATTGTTGCAACAATTCCAGCCGCTTCCACTGGTTTGACATTGGTGGCTGGGAATAGAATAATCTTTAATGACCCTTCGTATAACCCAGCTCAAAACGCTCAAGCCTTTAAACGGGTTCATAGAATAGGGCAAACTAAACCAGTCTTTGCTTATTACGTAGCGCCTAAAGGTATCTACAGTAAAATAATAAGTAAGTTGAGAGAGAAGATGACGGTCTTAAGGAGTGCGATGTGAGAAGAACAAACGTAAAAATACATGCAATTAAAAAGGCAAGTGCTTCGGAAGCCGAAGCCTTTACAGCAGCGGCTAAAGAGTTTGAAGCGGAGATCAATAATCCTGATTTTTGGTGGGAGGTTTCTAAAAAGTATAACAATTGGAGCCACCAAAAGTTACTTGCTCCGTACAACTACGAGAAACAACCATTCGCATCCTTTAAAGAAATGGTTATGACTGGTGTTGATGACTTCAACGCTGTGTTAGATTACTCAATTGATATTAATGTGGAGTTTTATTACTCATGGAGAAGTGTGGTTGGTTACACTAAACCATCAACTTGGTTTACATGGATCAATCGCAATATGTTTAATGGTTTTAACCTACACGATATAGCAGGGAATCAGGCGCATGAGTATTTACATAACTGCGGTTTAGATCATCCTGGAACTGATCGTAATTCAGTGGTATATCAGTTTGGGTATCTTATGAGAGAGAGGATTAAAGCGAGATTAGGTAGACTGGATAAACCTGTAAAGTATAAACGGTCATTTTGGACAAGAGTTAAATCAGTATTTAAAAGGATTTTTTAATGAGTATCATAGATTTTAATAGCAAGAAGAAGAGAGCGGAAAACGTATTAGGTAACGAAGAGTCCCTGGTATCAAGGACAGAATCCGATAGTGGGTTTAGTCTGAAGGGTACTTTTGATGAGTCAAAAATGAAACGCTACCAAATGGCCATAGAGAAGAAGGCCATTCTATTTGATAAGGAAGACAGTGACGGGGTGGACTATACCCATTTGGATTTTATTCTATCGACTGGTTGTGGGTTCTATAAGGGGATGACAAACTTAGCGGCTGTCCAATTATTTTGGAAATCATTCTACCCATACCTCAAATCGATAACTGATAATTACGAGAAGTTTTACGATCAATTTAGAAACATTATTGATGACCAAGAACAAGTTCTTAAGGACCACGCTACACTCGATTTCAAATATAAATGGGCCATGGAATTTATGAAAGGTGTTAAACTAGATAAGAAGTTTGAGTACTTTTTAGAAATGAAAATGCAAGACGCTGTGAAAAATGCTGTTCATGTTAAGAGGGCGGCAGACAACTTGCCGGACTTGAAGGAAGAATAGATAGGTAATTATCCCCTCAAAAGAGACTGCATTCACAGTCTCTTAAGAGGAAGTAACACAACAGAAAGTGAAGGGAGAAAAGGATAAACCCTTCACCTTCTATAGTATAAATGTATGTAGTATAACTTACTAATGTTTTTTTCGATTAAATCTTAAAAGCCACGATCTAAAGTTCTCAAGCCATGTGGTAAACACACCATACTCGTCAGGGGCATATCCTATGACTTTGTTACACTCGCTTATGTGAAGTTTTATCGCATCTTTTATAGGGCCAATATATCCTTTACCAATACGGTAAATACGAGATAAACAGTAGCTAGATTCTAAATCAATATACTCAACCCCTCCAACTTCTACATAATTAAATATTGGAGTCATTTGCTCTTGATCTGCTATTCTTGGATAACTGTTTGGGTTAACACATGAATTAAGGAAGATTAGAAAAGGTATCAGTAATATCTTCTTCAACTTTAGACTCCTTAAATGCTTTTATCTTTTTATCATTTTCTTTTTTAAGCTTACGCTTACGCTGCCATTCTTGATAGGCATCTTTCAAATAATGGAATAGGGCAACCACTGACTTTTGGATCAGTGGCATTAGTAATGTTTGAACTAATTTGGCCCACATGACTAAAGACTTACTTCAATCTTATCTGCCATCTCTCTTGCTACACCTTGAACAGCAGCGAAAGCTACATCATCGATAGCATTTTCAGAGTCTTTAACTAATTCTTCGATTATATCGATTGCTAAATGTGCAAGACCTTTAGCACCGTCATTTAAAGAATCCTCAAGTAAAGTAATCCCTCTTAGTTGTGCCATTGCAATTAGTTTGTCTTTGTTTAACATACAATCTCCTTATCTCTTCTTAATATATCCCTCTAGTTCATCTAGTAGGTCTTTAATTTCTTTTGCATATTCTTTATGATCCTGCTTAGTCCAGCGATTGCTTATTACTTTCGTGGCAGTTTCTTCTAGCCTTCTTACCCTGTCCTCCATCTGGATATAATTTTCTTTATGAGTGATTAATCTCTCAGAAAATAAAGCAAAGCTTATGTTGAGCTTTGTTACACTCTTTTGAATATTGTCGATGGATGATTCAAACCCGCTAAAAATATAAATTGAAAGGGACATCACCACCGCGATGAACCCTTTAAATATGTATTCTATAAAATCTTTGTTTGGTACGTTTTGCATAACAATCCTTGTTATTTAATTCTTTCAATTGAAATAGAATTTAAAGTTCCTGCTCCATCCATATTCATTGATGCAGACATGGTTTCTTCTGCAATCGCCTGAATAGTGTCGCCCCCGTTGTTTATTATTGATATTTTATACATTATTTGATCCTCCACGATATATTCTCATTATTTTAATCTCGCTATTGAAAATACATTTAAATATGGAGTAGCGTTCAAAGTGTCCGAAACCGATCCATCTAATACTACTGTAACTACATCACCTTTATTTAGAGGATATGATACACTAGAATCTGTACCAGACTGAACAATATTTCCCCTATATCTAATACCCTTCACAGCTGTTGCATTAACTCTAATATCAAACCTTATTTCACTATGAGCAAGCACTGTTGTAAATGAAGCTGTTATATTATAAATACCATTAGTAGGTACTGTGTACTCACCTGTACTGGTATTATACGCATTATGCGTGTCTATAACTTTATCCTCATACACAAGTTGTGTTACCCCCGATGTAAGTGGTTGAGCAGTATTTGAATTATATACAGCCGCAACTGTTTCAGTTTCAAGCATTGTTTGAGGGGAAGCTAGTTTAATAATATCTATATAATGTATTACATCGCCAGCCGTAAGGATTCCCCCTGAATTAGACCTAAAGGTTAAAACTTGTCCTTTCGTTAAGCTAATCTGCTTAATAATTATTTGCCTTAAACTACCACTATCTTCTCCCATTCCTACGAACCCAGAATCAACACCGTCTATATATGCGGCAATAGCTCCTGAATTTGATGCGTTCCATGCGACTACTCCATTTACTAGATATTCTCCCGTTTCTGGGGCTGTAAATGCATCGGCTGTATTAGCCCCTGTGTTTCCTGCATTTGACCATGCTGAGGTAGTGTCTTTCGCTGTAGTTTTAAATGGTATATCTTCGGTATCGGCAGTTATTGTTTCACCATCATTACCCGTAGCTTTTACAACAATTTCCCTACCGCCTAAGTCTTCACTCATTTGAGCGTTGCTTGACCAACCTTGGATAGGCACTCTAAGGGATATAAAAACTCTTTGAGTGGCAGGAAAGTCTGCTCCTTGAAAAGTTGCATTGGCATTAGTTTTTATAAGTATTATATCTGTAGCACCAAAAGGGACCGGAGCTAAGGCTAATACTGTTGCTCCAAATGTTATATTTGAGAATCCTAGCGTGTTACCTCCTGTAGAACCTAATTTTGCAGTGTCTATACTAAGTCCACTCGGTATAGAAAATGTTACGGGTGCTGTACCCGTTCCATTAGAGCCATCTTTTACACTTTCAATTAATAAGTCTAATGAATCACCTACTCTTCTCCACTTACCGTCACCAGTTGCGGAACCAGTACCTAAACCACTAACTGTAGAAGTATAATCTTTCCAGTCGGTAACAATTGTTCCACGAGCTAAACTTGTAGGGCCAACACTTATCTGATCAAAGTAAATTGAATAACCTAAAACAGCAGTTGTTCTCGCCATTAAGATTACACGATAAGAAGTTGAATCACTCGCAGCTTGGAATTGGAAATAAATCTTTCCCTTAGTTCCTTTTATATCCTCGCCATTTACTCTTATTAAGTTTGTGTTTGTTTTATCATAAACAAAGATGCCAAGGTCATCGTCAGCATAGCTAGCTGCGCTAGTATCAACCCAAAGTGAACCAGTTAATTTCTGTCCTTTCATCCCGTTGTCAATATCGAAGTCGGCAGAACATCCTTCACCCTGTGCACTTGCAGCCGTTGAAGTGACGACCATATCGCCTGAACCACGAATAGGGGTAGTAGTGTTTCTTGTACATGATATTACGGTAGGACTTCCACCAGTACCATCGACTGGTACAGTTACCGCACCATCATCAAAAGCAACCCAGTTACCTATAGATATTTCAAAATCAGAATCTTTAGTATCCGCAAGATAGTTAATACCGCCTTGACCACCACCGCCGAGTTCGTCCCAAGCACTAGAGCTTTCTTTATATCCTTCATACCTATCAAGATCTGAATTAAATCTAAGCATACCATCGGCAGGAGTACCACTTCTTTGGGCAGTAGTTCCTTCAGGTAACTTAAGTTGTCCTGTACCTGACATGGTTATGTCATCAGAAAAGTCAGATTCCCCATTTAAATCTAACGCAATTCCTGAACCAGAATGGTCTACTCTCAAGGAGTCTCCCGATCCAGAATTATCTATAGTTAAAGTATCTACGGCGCCCGAAGCGTTTATCGTAGATGCATCATTTACATCGATACCCGCACTAAAAACTGGTAGGGCAGAGAAAGTTTTAATTCCTGTTATAGTTTGAGCACCAGTTAGTTCCACTAAAGCACTAGTAATCCCATCTAAATAATTTAATTCAGTTGTACTTACTGCGGAATCTTCTACAATACCTCCGCCGCTAGAAATCATTACGAAGTTATTATTTAAAGCTGTAGAACTATTCGTCCCGCCATTTGCTATGGGTAAAGCCCCCGTTACCTCAGAAGTTAAATCTATATCCGATGCGGAAATTACTCCGGAAGTCGCTTTTAAAGGACCAGTTAGTCCAGTGTTTATAGTTGTCGTTCCCGTCACTGTTAAGTTTACTATCCCAGAAACATTGTCCGTATCGTCTATCAATACGCTCGAATCTTGAACTGCGTTTCCCGAAGTCCCGTCCCATCTTGCAATACCGTTATCAGTTGAAGAACCGATAGCTGCCATCCCTGAAGAAAGCTCATCCCAATTAGCGATGTCTCCTGCAAAAGTCGCCCCTGCTGTGTGTGCGGTATTAGCTGCCCATAGTTTATAATCTGGTGTCGTATATACAAAGTTACCTACCCCATAAACCGTACCTGTTGACCATTCGGACAGTACCGCACCTGAGCCAGCGTTTAACCAAGACGAACCATTATAAAATTGAGTTGAAGCTGCGGTCGTATTAAATATACAAAATCCGGGACCAAGATCCACTAAAGCATCTCTTTGTACCTCAGTCATTTTAGGACAAGGAACCGAACTCCCTGTAGTTGATTGAACGGAAAAAATCGCTCCATCTTCAGGTTTAGCTACGTCCCCTATAGAAATTCTAGGAAAAAGATCATACTTAGCGGATACCGTAAACGTGATACCTATGAGTAGTGTTAAAAATAATAATAGTTTTTTCATGTTATCTCCGTCTAACTAATTGTGATAGGTATCTCTTTTCCGATCCATAATATATCGCCCGTATAATTCCCGCCGGACATGTTGTCAGTAGTGTAGCTGACTAGACCCACTCCATCTCCGTCCGTGGCTATGGAGAAAGTCACGCCATCTGGTTCACCGTCATTAAGAACAGTCGTTGACTTCCTGCCCACATACCATGCCCCAGAGTAGTAATATATAACTAATGTAACGGATACTAGTCTCGTTTCTGAATCATCTTGTCTTCGTATAAGGCAAGTAATCTCAGCATAATTTGTTCCTGTGTTATTACGTGACATAGGGTCGCCGTAGCCAAAATCGGATATATCCGCATCAGCTCCTTCAAGTGCTACCCCGCCAGCCTCATTATTTGTTAAGTTTTGTTTGCCGCTGAATTGATTAACTTCTAAGTTATTCTCCACGACTTGTATTCTTTGCCTAGCGTCCACTATCAAAGCATCTTGAGCGGCTTGTTGTGCTGGTATTGTAGTCGCTAGTATTGTTAGATTAGGTACTTGATAATCAATAGCATTTTTGGTTCTAAGAGCTGTCATACCTTTAGTATTTTCAGTCCCTATCTGCGCTTCTGATTCATTAGCAAGTGCTGTGATTAAACCATCAGCGCCATCACCGCCATTTGTCCCGGCAGGGCCAGTGGCCCCGGTAGCACCTGTGGCACCTGTAGCGCCAGTTGCCCCGGTCGCACCTGTGGCACCAGTTGCCCCGGCCACCGCAGTTAAGTTTTCTAATGCAGTTCCGTTCCACCCTAGGTACTTACCGTCTTCCGCTTCTGGCAGAACAGTGGGTAAGTTATCAGCGGATCTAGGGAAGAGTAACGCTCTATCTAGTTTAGCGCTTAGTTCTTGCACCATTAAGGTAAGTCTATCGACCTGTGCTTCTGTTAAGGCATCAGCGGTAGGGAAGTTTGTTTCCTGGTTGATCGTCGTTTCTCTATAAATAAATATTTCATCGGTAGCAAGTGGTGCCGTAACATAAACGATCTTTGTAGGATCGGTAGCATCATCGAACGACCAATGAGTAGGGGCCACTTGCGCTGTCTCAGTCGCAGGACTTACACTAGTATCACGTTTAATAACTTTTATGTTAGTTACTTCGCCGGATAGATACGCAAAGTTTAGGGAAAAATCTACATTAGATCCATCCCCTACGTATTTTATGCTGGTATCTAAATCTGCAACGCTCATCTTCTAACTCCTGGATTCAGTAATAAGTATATATGCTCCGATATGTCTTTGTTAAATTTATTCTGTACAAAAGGCAGAGCTATGTTCTTTTCTAATTGTTTTCGTATTTTATTAGCGTTTTTATCTGCATTGTAATGATCCCCTTCCATCGAGTTATATACGTACTTTCCGGTGTTGATGGCGCCTTTCCATACATCTGTCATGATTCTAGGGCCAGGCCCAGCAAGATCTTTTACCGGATCTCTCCAAATATTAGTTGAGTAATCTACTGACAACATATCGGCGTATATACCACCTACTCCTGACTTTAAAGCCATTTCAGCCCAAGTTGTAGCTTTAGAAGGATCGGGCGGCTCTTTACCATCGTAGATAGATCTTAGATATTCAACACCATATCGTAAGGAAGTCGCCCCTATTACAGCAACGGCAAGCCTAGTACCTGACTTAACATCAATATTGTCAGCTCCCTTTATTCTCATTAAGGTTTTTTCCATAGAAAAAGCAAATGATTTGAACTGACCTGATAGTCTTGCAACTGCCCCGAAAGGAGTGTTAGGGTCTGTCTGTTCTACCCAATGCATAGTCTGTGAGTTAGGTGTAGGAGACCCCGATTCTGCGAACTCTACAAGCATTGCATTGTATTTAGTGGCAAGCTCATTGCGTTTGAAGGATTTTTGAGTATTGGTAGCCCCCTTAAATTCACCTAAATCAGTATCTAGGATTTTTAGGACATCTATGGTCCCTCTGCCGTCAGGAAGTGCAGAACCTTCATGTCTCTGAAGGATACCCCAATCGGATTCATCTATCCCGTACCTATCGAAAAGTTGCCTCATGCCTTTATCTAGGTCAGCAAAAGCCGTCCCTCTAGTATCAAATATAGCGTTGTTGAAGGCATTGGCATTAGCTGTTTTAAACCACCTTGACTGCATTGGCAGGCCAGTAGCTTTCATATACATATCGTGTGCTTTGTCGAACCAATTTGTAACTAGTCCGTTCTCATGGAAGTTAGTATTGAAAGTAGAATCGATGACATCTTGTAGGAATACGGAACCCCTAATAGCTGCCTGTTTCTGGTTTGGCATTGTTTTAAGTATTGAACCTATAGACGTACCCACCGCTTGTAGTAGGTTCTGCCCTGTATCTGCGGAGAGTACCATAGGACCATACGCCAAATCTGTTCCAGTAGACAGTAAAGTTTTTGCACCCAACATGCTCATATTTGCTAGTTTCTTAGGAACTGTAGCGACATTAGACCAGAATCCACTACCTTTACCCTTAGAACCGTAAACAGTGTTATTAAATTGGCTATCTAAACTTGATCTTCTATAATCCGACATCTCTACTTCAGACATGATCTTATTCCAATTAGCGGAGAAGTTTGGCCCCAGTAATTCAACCGCAGCTACCTTACCAGAGTCCCTTTCTATCTCAGTCATCAGTGAAGACATTAGAGACTTATCTCCGTTTATTTCTTTAGAATATAAGTGGGCGGCTTCAGCATCAATGAAATGTACTGATCTATTTGCCCCCATATTTTTTGTTGAAGATTGTAGCGTAATTTCATCAATGCTGTCATTGACCCCTTGTATGAACTTGTGTCCAGTTTGAGAGGTTCTGTTTACCCACATATCGTCTAGTCTTTTAGTTATATCTTCTTCTGTCCTTAATCCCATCTTTTCAAAGTCAAATTTTTCACGTGCAAGGTCTTTCCAATTTTTCTCCCCGTAGGAAATCATCCCAGGGCCACTATGGTGTTGCTTACCTACTCTATTCTTAACGTAGCCCACATTAAGTCCAGCTTGATTTTTTACAAAATGCAAATGGTCTTGCATCTTTCTAGCATTGGTAGCGATAGCTATAAGATCAGGGTCAATTTTACCCATGGCCGCTTCGTCTAATTCCCCGGCCAATATCTTCTTAATCTCAAGATCATACTTCCCTGATGAGAACTTTTTAATTTGGGCGTTATCTAAATTACGGACTAACAGTCCCATGGATATATTCTGTAATGCCTCTCTTCTTCCATACAGACTTGCTGTTTCAGCGACGTATTTCTCTCCACCTTCAATAGCTATAAGAGTCTGGATACCCTTCCACATTTTCTTATCTTTAAATTGATCTACTTGCTCCCTGGCCCTTTTATACGCTTCTTGATTTAGATAATTTTGTCTTGCCTCTTGCTTGATTTTTAAAGTCATATCTCTAGTTGCAGTGGCCAAAGCTACTTCAGGGGAAACCCCTTCTTTTTCAGCTTTTGTGAGGATGTCTCCAATTAGATCATCAAACTTCTTAAGCCTAGAGTCTAAATCCTTTTCTCCAAAGAATTTAGATAAACTTTCTTTTACAATTAAGGAGCATTCGTCGTGCGATTTTGCCATTATATTACCCTACATTTGGCGTAAGCCTCTTGTATTTTAGTTACCTCTATATCGTCATTCATCTTAGTTTTTATCGCTTCCACTTCTGGATCTAGCGGAGTATCTAGCTCAACACCATCTGCATTTGTCTCTTTAGTATTGAATATTAAATCAACTTCAGACTCTAAATCGGAGGATACCCTTTCAGGATCATACCCACTTAAGGAGTCTGAAGTTTCCGCTACTTCTTTACTGTAATTAACATCAGAAATATTATCCATCACCTTAGAATTAAATTGGTCTAGCTCCGCATCGTTGTAATTGAAGGTATACTCAGGGTCTATGAAATCAACTGCCCTGCTGTCCACTACAGAAGATTCTTCTACTCTGCTTCTATAGGCATCAACTTCCGCCTCGGTTATCTTTCCTTCCCCGTAAGCTTCTCTTATGTTTTTAGCAGTATCTACAAGAGTTTCGCCCGCTTCGACTTTATCGCCAAAAGATTCTTTAATAATAATATTTGACTCATCAGTATGTGTTATAGCGTTGTCCATAATCTTAAGCATATCGTCTACAGCTTCTAGACTTTTCCCATTATCAATTAAGGTGTCGACTACTTGTTGGGTGTTACTTAAATATTTATCACCAGCTTTTGCCGCTGATTTTAGGATTTTAGATCCACCATGAATCATCCCTGTCATAAGGACAGAACCGCCTATAGCGTTTTGTAGAAAATCTTTAGTTGTGTATTCCTCGAAGGAGTCTTTACGGTCTTTCCATACTAGAGCTTCCGTGACTGAGTTACCTATGGCATTATCCACTACATCAAGTGCGAATTTCTTAGCTCCGGTAAGTGCGCCTTTAGAGGTTATCTCGCCCATTATCTTCTTTTCTACAGCTGATAAAGCGGTGCCTGACACGGACTTATTGAATACGTTCATCTCTAGCGTCGATAGTTTTATAGCTCCTGATTTTATAGCTGATTTGGATACAGCTTTAGTGGCTACTTTCCCTAAACCCCATCCAGTGAAAGCACCTATAGCAAAACCTACAGGGTCCATCATCGAACTAGCTGAACCTGCTACAAAAGGGAGTGCAGTTCCTTGCCAAAACCCACTTGCGGAAGCGAGTATAGCTTCCTTCTCCCTACGCTCTTCTTTAAGATCATAGGTAAATTGGGCTTCTTGTGCTGTCATTTCTCTATCAGCACCCATACCTGGGAATTGAGCATTTATTTTTTCAGGGGATAGTTTAGGACCTATTTTAGATAGTTCAGACTTGGCCGTCATTTTAGCCAATACACTTGTCTCTCTATCCTCAACTCCTAAATCCCACGCTGCGGCGGCTACCCTAGTCGAGTCTATAGGAGGAACGTAAGCGTTCTCAATCCTATAGTTATCCTCACTTATAGGCATACCCATTATAAATCTCTCCCTCTACCACTTCGACTTTCTTTAATGAAGTTAGCTAGGCTACGTTGCCTGGCCGCTTTCTTGTTATCAGTATAGATACTGGTGTTTATTTGCTCGTACTTTAAAGTCATAGGTGTGGGTTTACCGTCCTTACCTTTCTTAAAAGTAGGTCGCCATTTACCTAAATCATCTTTAACCATTAGAGTTAAGCCCTCGGCCCCTCTATCATAAACCCATCTGCCATTTCGTGCGATAGACTCGTTCATCTCATCAGCGGTAGTGGATACCCCATTAGGTTTTGTAGGTAAGTAAAGATCGAAATCCTTAGTGTATGGGGCTGAACCTGTGTAAGTATCTACAAAGTTCTGGGTGTTTTCAGTGTTGTGGGTTTTAGAGATAGGTATGTTATATCCATTTCCTTTAATGATATCGTATCTCTTCTCAAAACCTTTCCAAGCTTCTTTTGTAGCAGTTGCGTGGTCCATGTTCGGGTTTGTGACTACGATCCTTTTGTACTCGTTGTAAACAGTATCGTACATGGCCCTAGTATGTTCAGCCCCTTCTATAGTCCCGCCTCTTTGGTTAGACATAGCTTCCAGGAGTGGGTTAGCTGCTAAATCTTGCTTAATATCTGATTCTTTAATATTAGAATTTAACCTCGCCAGCTCATAACTCTTAGGTAATTCCTTATCCATTAAGTTTTTAATAGCGTTTATTTGGTCTTGTTGATCTGGTAACTCTGAAACCACCGCGTAGGATTTAGGTATATCTAATTCCCCAAAGTGTTTGTAGGCTTTCCCATTGGACATTATATCGAAGTCTCTAAGTAAAGCTGCCGCCCCTTTATAATCTTCATTCGCAACCATTGTTTTAAAAGGGGATTGGTAGTGGTTCTTAATATCTTGGTTTATGTACTCTCTTTGGTGAGCAGGAACCCCCATGCTGTCATACCTAGAATCCATTGCGTTTATCATGTTGTTATAAGCTCTAGGGGATTTGCTAGCTATCATCTCTTTAGAACTTAAGGCGATACCAGCATCATGTTTGGATATATATGAAGCAGGGTCTTTTTGAAATTCCTTTACCATAGTTTGCTTCTGGGAATCCATAATCCTCTTAACTCTGCCTTTACTTGCGGCTTGAGCTAGAGGGTCTTTTATATCGGATGTTATGTTAGAGGACGTTAAATCAGTGTCCATATTTTGTAAGTCAAAAGCGTGTTCTTTTAGTTCAGAACTACTGGCTTCGTAAGCTTCAATGTTGGCCACTAATTCTCTACCGTCTTCACCCATCTTGACGACAATTTCATTTTTAACTTTTGTGAGTATTTGTTTATGGTCCGGGTTAGTAGGGTTTAAAGTACCCATACTAAGTCCAGCAATACTGTCCGAATATTTCCCTTTAACCTCGTTAATCCCTTCTTGTTCTTTATATTTTAATTTACGCTCGATACTGGCGCGCGCTTTAGTTACTACTTTAGGATCCATCCGTGAGTAGACTTTAGATAAGGCAGGATCATCCATAGACTCTAGGGTATTTCTCATCTCTGCTGGGTCTTCTCTATCAATAACACCATTCAACATACTTTTAGGGAGGTCATCTATCTGACGTCTTAGAACTTCTTTCCCCTTCTCATCGAACAAAGATGAAGAAGATACCGAAACTGCGAGGTCATTCATCTTACTCATTGTGGCCATAGGATCTGACGTTTGATAGACGTCTTGATCTGCAATCTTTATCTGGTTCTTATTTTCAAATATAGCGTATTGGGATTTTTCGTGGGTTTCTTTATTTTTAAACCTCTGCTCCATTTGGGCCATCTTACCGTCAAACGCTAGGTTTATTGAGTCTCTGGCAGATTCAGGGGCTTGTTCTAGTATCTCATCTCTTCTTCTATTCAACCTTTCCATACCATCTTCAGCATACCCGTCGAAGTTTGGTTTAGCTTGCCTATACTCTCCTTCCATATCTCTATCTAAATCATTAAACGATTTGGTTAGTTCTATATTGGATTTTGTGTAGGATACTTTATTGGCTTCAGCTATTTGCTTATTTCTGATATTTTGGAGTCCAGCACCAATCTGATCTGAAATCTGGGATATTTGTCTAAACCCGGCCCCCGCTTCTCCTGGTCTTAATGTAGGATCGACTTGTGCCCTAGTAGATAATCTAGGGGCATCTGATAATGTAGGTATTCTTGCCATTTCTAACTACTCCCTGCGCGCATAAACCCGCCGGCCATCGCACCAAATGCGCCTAGTTTACCAGAATCCGATGCGGCTTTTGCTCTATCCCAATCTAAGTCTGCTTCCATAAGTAACATATCTCTTTGAGACTCAGCTTCCATCTCATCTACTAATAATTGTCTTTCTATTTTCTTAGCGGTATCAGCTAATACGGATAAAGCAAGCCCAGAACCTACATCAATGCCAGATGAGGCAAACGCCCCTATCTGTTTACCCTTAAAGGATTCTCCCTCAAGCCTAGTAAACTCGGCGTTAATCTCTGAACGCTTCATTAAATCTCTGGCAGCTCTACGTTTATTTATTGCCGATTGTTCAAAATTGCCAGCTTCCGCTTCCCCTGCCTTGTATTGACCCCAGGCTGATATTGCCGTAGCTGCGAATACTGCTACTAAAGGTATTGCCATTATATTCTCCCGTTAATCATAAGAAATACCCTTACTCACTAACGCCAATAAGTTAAGAGGAGTTGGAGTCGTACTTCTTATCACTATTTGACCATCCGTATCAGGGTTGTCCATTAACTGTATTCTTTGATCGGTTGTGGTTAAATCATCATATTCAAAATCTTCAAAATTAAGTTCAGTTTGACTTCTTTTATCTATAGTCCCTATAGAGAAATTTTTAGTCCTATAAAGTTTTAAGTAACTTTCATGGATCTGTTTAATATCTCCCATAGAAGAACCGAATTGACCGCCAGCTTCCGGCGGTAATGTCTTAATATTAGCATCATACTTATAGCCGAATATTACGTACTCAGATGCGGCGAACGTATAATCTAGTTTGGAGCCTCCTGCCCCATCCGTAATTATATCTATGTTATCAACATACCCAAAAGTGGTCGTACTGAAATAGGTTGCCGTTACTACTCTTCCGATGAAAGAGGCGTCTAATCCCGTCACAATACCAGAACCGTCAGCTTGTTCATGCACAGCTAAGTCCAAAAACCTAGGCATGTTATTCATACTGTTATAATAAGTAGTGGTAGAGGAGTATATATATGGGGCTAATTTTAAACTACTCTCATAATAAGGGATAGTTAATTTCTCTATGTAATAAGAGTCAGTAGATCCGTCATTTCTTTTAGTAAGAAGAAATACTTCTTCAATATCCCCTATAGCGTTTTTCAAACTTGTTACTGATATTATAGAGGCCGTATGTCCTGTCTCTACCCCCAAAGTGAAAGTAGACCATCCTGCAATCCCATACTCAGGGTCATGCCCATATACGTATAGTGTGTTACTCATGGCAACAAAAAGTAACTTATTTTCAGCATTCCAAGTGAAGTCTAGTACATTTTTATCGTAGGGAGTGGAGGTAAAGTTACCATCATTAAAATCATCTAATTTTACGGATAAGTCATCGGATACCCAAGAACCATTCTCTTCTGAGTATCTATATGTTCTGAAATTTCTACGTGTGGCCCCTACAAAGACAACATCTTTCCCCATACGTATAGCTTGGTAAGAAGAAGACCCATAATTAGAGTTTGCTAGTATTGCTATGGTGTCTAGTCCTATATCTTTTACTAAGTATTCCCCGCCAGTGGTTCCTATAGTTAGGACTCTACCGCCTGTCATCCATTGGATAGCATTAGACTCAGTAGAGCCAACTGGTAGGGAGAAAGGGTCTGTTCCTATTACAGCATCCCCAAAGAAGTTAAGTCCCGATGAATCCGTAGAAGCATCTTGAGTTAGTCTGACGGAGTTTAGGTGGAATAGGTTCCCTGTTAGAGATGCCCATATTGTATCAGGGAAGCTTAAGTTGCCTCCCCATATTAATTTTTGATTTTGGTATGCGACTGATGTTGGCCATCCATGTCCGATTACACTAAGAGCTGCATTGGTGGGGTTTCTCCACAAGGACTCCCGCCAATCATCTGTGGCGGATATGTCCCCCGTTCCGATAACATTGGAAACAGTGGCCACCGTAGTTGAGGATACCCCTGACACAAGCAGCACTCTAGTTGAGCCTGCTGATTCTACCGCTAATAACGTCTGGCTTACTGACATTGAGGCATTGAAAAAAGCTGCACTAGCGGTAAGTGTAGACCCCGTTAACGATAAAGTGATAGCACTGAGGTTTGGGTCACTCATCGGAACCAAAAGGGTCTGGCTCATACCGCTGTTATTTGTCGCGTATTGGTCAACATAATTTATATCAAAAGCATCAACCGCGGTTCTAGTAAGTACTAAAGGGCGTTGCTCCCCGGAAGCGTGGGTTAGGAATAATAGATCCCCTACCTGGCAATATTTCCAAGCATGATTTCCGCCAAAAGTACTAAGTGAAGCAGTGTTTGGAGTCCAAGTATCTCCTCTATCTCTAGCGGTTATCTCAGAAGCACCGTATATATTGGCGGCTTTAGTACGATCATTATGGAAAATATGTAAATAGGTGGCAAAATTTGCCATCGTTATAGTATGTGAAGTCAGATAGATTATGTAGCTTTCACCATCCCCAGCTTGGAACGGTATTCCTCTATAGCTTGGACGGTAGGCATTTGATGAAGTGGATGCCAGGGTGGATGTAATATCCGCGATTTGGACAGTCCCGGTTCTTTTAAACGACCCGCCTATCTTATCGGGTAACATGTTGTCCATTTCCTCTAGGGAATTGACGTAGATAGGTAAATCAAAGCGACCTTTGAATTTCTCAGAAACCTTTCCACCGGAAAAGTTATTATAAGTTGTAGTAAACTTTGTCATTAATCCGCATCCAATCCTGTAACTCTACTGTCTAACCATACGTCAGACTGTAGTTTTTTAGTTTTACTTGTTCTACCAACTTTAGCATCATAGAACCTACCATTACGTAAAGCAAGGTCCGCTGATTGAGACATAGATTCTCTAAGAGGGTTGCTTTGTTTTAGAGGGTATGCCAATTCCGCTGCCAGCATGTACGCGAGAACTTCCTCGAATACAACGTCAAACAGGGAAACGTCGGTAACATCATATATGTATTTTAATAAACAAGTATCACTATTGATAAGGATTGTGTGCCCCTCTTCTTCCCAATCATCGTCAATATTGACTTCGATGGGTAAGAGGTTATCTGCGGGTAATTGAAAAGCGGCACCGTAACCGAATAAGGGAGCGGCAGCTAGTTTTGCTAAAGATGCTCTTTTAATAGCAAAGTTCCATAAGTGTTCTCTTAGAACTTTCTTACGGATTTTATCGTATTGGAGGTTACAAAGTACAGCGGCTTTAGACGTTTGTGCGAAAGATGATATTGCCTCTACCCCCAATTTGGATAGCGCAGAATTACAAATATCTATCTTAGAAGTGGCCATAAAACCTTTGTATATAAGGGAGAGTAGTTACACTCTCCCATTATTAAATTAGTTGATTACGTAAGCAATCCAAAAACTGATTGTTACACCAGTTGTTACAGAAGATGCTTCAGTCACGATCGCTTGTGTTCTAACAGCAGATAAGAATTTCTTATCAAGACCAGCACTTCCGATAGCAGCTTTTGCTAAAACAGCGGCTCCACCAGCATCAGCTTGAAGAACAAATGCGTTAGGGTCAGCAGCTTCAAGCCCATCATCAGAAGCTAGGTGGCCAAGATCTAAGATCCCGCCTGTCCCTAAAGATCCGCTAACTTTAACAGCAGCATCAATAACTCTTGCACCTTTTGGTAGCATTGGTCCTGAAATAGTGTCACTGATAGCAAGAACAGCGCCCGCTAAAGCGTACTCTTCTCTAAGGTAATGAACAGATCCGAAAACCTCTCCATTTTCAATTTTTGCCTTTGGTGAGGCATTTTCTTTTGCGTAATTTACACCAGATAAATCGGCCATAATATATTCTCCAAAATTAATGTTAGTTTAAGAAGGACCGAAGCCCTCCTATTTATTTATCCTTATGCTTCTAGGCAAAGAATCTCAACAACTTTTTCTTCTTCCATACGAACTGCACCAACTTGGTGAGCAGCGTATACTTGAGTCGAGTATCGTTTAGTTGGAAGTTCATCCACTCTAACGATCATATCAATTCCAGTAGCGAAGATCATACCATCTTCAGCCCATGCAATACATCTTCTTGCACCAGCGGCGATAGTAGCACCACCACCTGTGATAGCACCAGTAGCAGCAACAAAAGTTGTGATTGAAGCTGAAGTGACTGGAAGTCTTTCTGATCTGATAAATTTAAATCCCATAAAAGTATCAATCTCACCTTGAACTAAAGCTCTTACAGTATTGTAATCAGCGGAAGTAACTTCTGTTTCATTCAATAAGTTTTGCTTTTGTTTACCAGAATAAGCTAGGTACTTAGGAATATCTTCATCAACGTCATTTGAATCAAATTTTTCTAATACGATAGTAAGAGTAAATACGTTAAGACCACTTGAAGCTGTACCGTTTGTAGCCCCAATTCTTTGAGATGAAGGAAGAGCAACATTAACTGTCCCTTTCTTCCCGCTTCTTGCATTACCAAGAGCAGCCGCGATCCAAACATCATCTTTGTATCTATTGATACCCATAACAGCAGCTTTTACATAAGCATCGTCTGGGTTGATAAGAAGTTTAACTCTGTCCATCTTATCAATAAGATCAGAGTAATCAGCTTCTTCTAAATCTACAGCACGTCTAGTGTGTGGAGTGTTTGAGTGAACAGTATCACCGTGACGATCAGTAATCTTGTTAGCTTCCGCTAGACCTAATCTCTCGTAGTAATCTGTCTCTCCACCTTGTGATTCTTGACGACAATTTCTTGCTAGTCTTGAATCCATTTGTTGAGAAAGCATGTAGATGTTTGACTTGTACGTTTCAACGAAAGCTTCGTCGATTTCAAAAGATCCTCTTTGACCTAAAAGCATAGATACTCTTGCGAATAATGCCATTACGATATTTAATAATTTCATGGGGTAGTTCTCCTTGCCCTTGGTTAATAATAAAAACTAAATAAAAACTTTAATCGGAGAAGTGTCCAAAAAAGGGTTCTACCTAATCTCTACTTTTAATGGGTCCAAAAGGAGTTTCCTGTAGAGGATATAATTCCAGTTTAAAGGTTTGTGCCTATTAGTGTCAAGCGAAAAAGTAGAAGTAGGTGTGGGAGCACCTACTTGTACGTATTACCTCTTACCAGCCAATTTGATTCTTTGTAGTTTCATCATTTTTTCTTGGTAAAATTTTCTTTCTGGGTGCCCAGGTGTAACAAAAGGATGACCTTTAGCATAGTACTTATCTATTTCGGCTGCGGCTTCTGTAGCGGTAAGGCCAAAAGTATTACCGCCTTTTACTTGAAGAGAATCCTCGGACATACCTTCTGCCACTTTATCAAATAGTTTAGTGATTAAGGAGTTGTCTAATAATCCTCTAGACTTCATAGCGTTTATTTCTTCTTTAGATGCGAATTGTTCTAATGCTGAAAACGCCCTCTGGGTCTTTCTTTCAAAAGCGTCACCCCATTCATTTTTAAGTGAAGTTAGGTCTTTCTCGTAGGCGACTTGAGCCATCTCATTATTCTGTGCCACTGATTTCCCTAGAAAGTTATTCACAAAGTCTGCCATTTTCTGTGCCTGTTTAGGTGCAAGCCCGGCGGAATATGCCGCTTCTTTCAAACTATTGAAAAAATCAGGATTGGCTTCAATCCCATCAGCAACATTATTTTCTACGTTATATTCTTTAATATCAGCAGGGCGACCGAGTTTATTGTAAAGCTCGTTATACTGATCTTCTGTCCAAGTTTCATCCGGTAGGGTTACTTTATCTTTACCAATCATGCCTGTAGCGTGAACTAGGGATTTCATGATTTTAGGTACGTTGAATTGCCCTTTGTCATCTGCGTACTTTAAAAGAGTGGCGTTTCCTTTAAGGGTTTCGTCGAATCCTTCAGGATAAGCATATTCGATCCCGCCTTCAGAGCCGCCTAGGTCTTCTCCTCCTCCTCCGCCGCCAGCATCACCGCCGCCTTCAGATCCACCCATAAAACTGCCTCTTTCACTCTTAATCATCGAAAAAATCGAAAAGTTTCTCGTTTTCATCGCTAGTTCCTCCCTTTTTGTTTTTAGTTGTATTTGTTCCTATAAGTTCCATTATGTCTTCCACGTCATAAGTAACCATATCCATTATATATAACACTAGTTCTCGCTTACCTTCATTGAGGGTAGAGTGGCGATCTCCGCTAGTAGATGAAGTAGGTTTAAGGATATGCCCCTTATCCATAAGGTCTAGTAGTACCCTTTTACCTTCATCGCTATCAAATAATTGTAAATAATCCTGTACTAGACTTGCTTTTTGCCTAGCAATTTCCTTTTGTTTGTCATCCATTTTTTACACCTTACTTACTGCACTCGCCGTCGTATCCATTGTTTCAGCTTGCGCCTGTTCCATTTGTGCTTGTTGTATTTCCTGTTGTTGTTGTGCCCTAGCATCTCTAAGTTTCTTAACCGCTTTAGGTTCTTTCATAGTATCTTGAGGAGAACCATAAATATCTGCTAAGTAATATACAACACCATCTAAATCTAAGTTGTCCATCACACTTGGGTCAAACTCTACAAGTGGAGCGACCGATGATAGGAATCTGTTCCAGTTATTGCCTTCAGACATCTTCTGAGCTTTAGCTATTTGTGATGAGTAGAATACTTCAATTCCTTGCCCTTGCAATTCTTGAGGAGGGTTATCAGGTAATTCACCTTTACGTTTAAGTATGCCTAGGGTTCTAACTATTAATGGTTGAAGTAATTCAAAATGTAGTCTACCTAAGATTGGCCCTAACAAACGTAAGTGTTCATCGGTTCTAGCGTTGACCTCAGTAGCGGTCATTTGAGGACCTTCTCTTAATTGGAGTTGGTCTATAAAATAAGATTCTTTTATTCTTTCTCTAGTATCACGCAGTATTTCAAGCCCAATACCTATTTGACCACGTATTTCTATAGGATAAACTTTATCCTGAGTGCCCGATCTGTACGGGTTAAGCCCACCTGGCTTGGTGTTGAAATTCATGAAACTATCATCAGGGATCATAAGTGGAGGGTCCACCATCTTTTGAGCTGCACGTATGATTGTTCTCATCATAGCGTTGATCATCTTAATCTCTGGAAGGGCTTTCATTCCAGGGGATCGACCGTAAACTTCCATTGAATCTTTCATCCAACGTGGGAATACTGCTGGGAATTCATCAAATCCGCCCTCTTTTAGTATAAGTCCTTCCTTCTCATAAATATGAAGGGATGAGTATACCTTACCTTTAGAGTCTTTTCTTTTAGGATTACGGTCAGTATTAGGAGTTACCATCATAATGACATTATGCATGTCGTCAGGCTTATCTTTACACTCTTTACATAATTTATCGGATAGGTTTTCTTCACCATATTTCTGTATTAGTTGTCTAGCGGACATAGGCATTTCAATGAAGAACGTATCTATTTCATGCTTGAAATTTTCTTCAATGTAGAACTGATAAATAGGGCGTGAGCTGAAGTTAATTACATTTTCATCGTCTTCACTTATGAGCATGGCCCCTGTACCAAAAGACCCAAGGTCTAAATATAGCTCGTGTATTTCGGTTTGGAAATTCGTGTTGTTGAGTATTTGATGGATACGACGAACAGTTTTTTGTAGATAGTCTCTAACTTTTGGGTTCTTATCAATTTCTCTATCGCCCGTCGTGAGTTCAAACCATTGTACCGACGGGTTTGTGAGCATTGAGTGTAGAGCGGACGCGAGCAATTCATTATAATGAGCTGCTGAAGAGTCATAGAGTCGAAGGCCCTTTTTATCGCCTTTTGCTCGGGACTTATAATCGAAGACGTTTTCCTTATTCGGTATAACGTATCTCGCAACGTCTCTCCAGTGTTCATCCCAATTAGTCCTTTTACTTTTACAGGCTTTATACCTTTTAATATGTGATTCTGTTTTAGATTTATCCTGCTTAATTTTCATTATACTAACCTTGTCTGTGAGATCCCCGGTTTAGCTCTCCTACTAAAAACTTCTTCTTGTCTTAGTTTGAATGCCTCTACAAATCCTTTAACTTGATCCGAGGTGAACTCATTTGTCAGTCCATTCGAACCAGCTATTAGTTTCCTATCTTGGATGGACACACTCATGTCTTCACCTTCACCTAATTTATTTGCTTTATCTAAGTCAGCTCTATTAACTACTTTATTCTCAAAAGTAGGCATAAACCCAGCTGCTTCGGTGTCTACGCGCCTAGAAGCTCCGGCCAATGAACTGGTTTTCCTTAAGAATGCTTGGAGTTCAGATTTATTAAATCCTGTTTGGTTGGCCAGTGTTTTTTTAACAGAGGATCCTATTTTATCACCTCCGCTTCTATCTAGTGAACCTTGTAGACTATCTTTTACCTTAGTGTAGGTGTCCGACACGCTTCCACCACCCGAACCAAACGGCTTATTGAAAAAACTATTTCCGCCTCCAAATAGACCCATAACTACCCTCCTACTTCTAAAGTCAATACTCTAATTCATTATAATCGCTATTAGCTGTTCGTGGCAAGTTATCCCTGCGCATCTTTAGTTCCTTAGTGTCTTTGTCATCTAAAGCATCATACCTAAAAGCATCTGCCCCATGCGAAGCCCAATCATGTTTTGGTTTATTTCTAAACAACATAAGCTTGGAATCCCACTCTCGCTGATAGTTTTTAAGACAGTCCAACAATCTAGCACATTTTTGGGCATCAAACCTAGAAGTTTTAAGCCTAGTACGTACTGCTTGAATACCATCATCGACCGATTGCTTGGTTTGTACTTCCCATTCCCAGCCAGGTTTTAATTCCCTAACTACCTCTAGTCTAGTTTGCCCTGTCATGAAATCTCTATTCTTCCCATCGTGCGGCCATACATGCCGACCGTACGAATAAGGTTTACGTTCAAGTTCTTTAATAAACCAATCAACGCCTTTACCATTTGCTTCTATATAATCGATATAATGCCAGATTCCATGAACTTTCTGGCGGAACACAATACCACATGAATCCCCGATACCTATATCCCAATGAGTATCGACCGGGTACCTAGGATTGTACGGGACATAACCAATTTGATCTCCCGCTTCTTCCATCTCACTTAGCGCATCCCCGTAGTAAGATCCACGAACAGCTGCCGTAAAACTACATCCCAACTCTTGCGCTATCTCTTCTTCTGCCATATCCGACATCATGTCGTCTAACTCGGATTGTGGTAAAACCCCTGACTCAAATGCGGTGTATATTTCTGTAAACCACGTATCAGGCTGCTCTTGCGCCTTTTGCAATCTACGATAAAAATGATTTTGTCCTTTAGGCGTACCAATAAATATCGCCCAACCTAGTCTATCTGACAGTGCCGGACGTATAATTTCACCCCATATAATAGGATCACATTGCGCGTACTCATCTAAAATAGAACCGTCTAAGTAAATACCCCGTAAACTATCTGGGTTATCTGCACCCAGGAGCATAAACTTAACTTTATCTGGTTTCTTTAACCAACCACCATTCGCGTCTTTAATCCCTTCACGTAGGATTTCAACCGATAGTTCTGACTTATTGACCTTAACACCAGGGATTTCCGAGGTGAAATCAACAATATACTCCCACGCGATCATCTTCGCCTGTTTGTACGTAGGAGCTACATAAGCATATTGGGGATTATGTTTTTGGTTTTCTATCCCCTTATTAATCATCTCGTTAATAGCGAATACGGTTTTTCCCCACCTACGATGACACACCACAACATTAAATCTTTTAAGACGAGAATGTACTAAGGCTTGAAGGGGCCTAGGTTTGTAACCTGTAGACACCTTCTTAACTTCCTTTTCAATCTCCCTAATATAAGGCAGATTTAACGTAGTATCTGGTGGTAAGTCCAATACATCTTCCCCACCACCAGCGTATTTACCAAGCCAAGACAATTATAGTCCGTCTATAGCATCTTCTGTCTTAAATTCTTCAATAAGTTCAGAGATTTCAGCTTTAGTCATTGATTCTTCAAAATCTACACCAAGTTCTTCCGCTTCCATTATTAACTTCTGTTTAGGAGTCATTGGTTTAACAGGCTCAACCACTGGTAAATCGACCGACTTTTTTTCCTCTCTATCTACAACTTTTGCACCTAGTTCCATCTTAGCATTGATTTTCGCTAACATCGCACCTTGTTCTTTAATAATATCCTTAAGGGCATCGTTTTCAGACTTTAGGTTCTTTTCAACTTCTTTAGCTTTATGGTCTTGGTAATCTTTGTTATGACGTAGGGCTTTCTCTTTAAACTGATCTGCTGCTACCTTTTGAGATGCTTTTATCTCATCTTGTACAGATTGAGGTAGCGTAGTTACTGCTCTCCAATTTCCGTGATCATCTAATACTCTTTTACCTACTCCTGATTTACCTGTAATGTCTGACATGCAGTACTCCTTTTGTGTGTTGGTCTTATAATAAATCTATTACATCTTGGTTCTTTACGGTAGTGGTTTCTACTACATCTGGTGTTTTACGTATTCCTGTATCTACCACTATCTGTACTGGCATCACATTACCACCCTCATGTTTAACTTTAGCACCGTATTTCTCTGGGTTATCCATCTCTGCTAACCACTTAAGCTTTTCAAATATTAACTTCTCTCCCGGTACTTCGTCTTTATATAGAGTACGTATTACCTTCTTACCAGTAGACATACCTATATCATCCACCTCATCAGTGTACATACGTTCATGTATAATTGACCTAAAAGAATCAGCACGCTGTCTTCTAGCTTCTTTTACCGCATTATCAAATTGGGGGTATTTAACTATCCACTGAACAAAAGTCCCACGTTTAACCTTAAAGTGTTCACATACTGATTGTTCATCAGCACCACCCGCGATCATATCTAATACGTCTACAGCAATTTTCTGTAATTTCTTATCTACGTGAACTACGTCTTTACTCTCATTTACCATCTATACACTTCCTAAATTTAATATATGCGCAACGGGAAACTTTTGCAACTTTGTGTACTCTAGGGTCGACTTCATTTAGAACAAATGGAGCAAATGGAGCAAATGGATCTTCTTAACCATCTGCGTCAAACACATTCCCAAAAGAATAGGGTAATTTCTGTGTTGGGGACGGCAGTTAACTACTTGCGTCAATTGGAATCCCTATTTTCTACAATTTATGTGTCTGGGTCGGCACTACAACTTATTAGACCGCAACTTTGGGGTACCGGGGTGTTCACGCGCGTATTACCAATACCTTACCCGGCTAAGTGTTATCGCGCGCGCGTATTGCATGCATTATCTCTCGTGTCATCGCGCGCGCGTGTATACCTCGAATACGTATGTCATTACGTATGTCATCGCGTGTGCGTGTGTGCGGTATGCATTCTCTCACGTGTCAACGCGCGTGCGTATACGCCTAGTCATACGTAGTACCATCGCGCGCGCGTATATTACTCTCAATTTTGTTCATTTCGCCCGTGGTATATACAGGTAGTTTTGTACGTTTTTAGGGTGTTTTTACGGGTGTTTTACAGGCATTGCACTAACCTATATCGCCTTATCTCATACGTATAGTGTTACGTTATGTGTGTCACCGCACACGCGTATAGTACGTGTAGTAACTACAATAGGTCTATCTTACGTCTTATCTTACGGAGCTCCTGTTCCCTCTGATACGTACTCCTGTACTTACGTACTTCCGTCAATTGTTTGCGCAATTCTTTATTATAATTCGTTAAATAATAGCGGTACAAGTGGTAGTTTAACCCAACCTCATCACATATCCGCCTATCAATCCAACCTCTTATCATTAAATGTATAATCCGCGTCTTCAACCTAGACTTCTTATTCGTTAAAGCTTTATTAATGGCCTTTAAAGAATCATACTTAATAAAAAACTCCCCCTTCTCTCTTTATATATAAACATTTATATATTTTTTAACACCTAATGTAAACTTTACACTATGCATTGTAATACGTAAGATACTACGTTATACTGATTTTAGACAACAACAACTTAAAGGAGAATTTACTATGTGGCTATGTCTTGAAAACATGAAACTTGCCTTTGATATTAGCGATGAAACTATATCTAAGGTGATTGAAATAATCGAAAGGGATTATGAATATAACGACCTTAACTTTGAAGATACGTGCGAGTTATTCGACAACGTACTATATGAATATAATTTATAAATAAATAATTAAGGCAATAATGCCTTACATACCTAGGAAGTATACAAATGAAAAAATCAATCGCATCAGTACTATTACTATTAACTTTAAACGCATCAGCAATTGAGTTATTAAGCTACAAAAACACTAACACCAACGTATCTAAAATCAGTGAGGCATCGTTAAACACTGTTTGGGCGTCAACTACGCCAGCATGTATTAAAGACGGTTCTAAGTTATTAGGCGTAAACAAAGCCTTTAAATCTAAAAACTTAGGTTATAGAGATTGTTCATCATCAGATAAAGCGCGTGAAAAACAAAGAATGCTTGGTTATAAAGTAGTGAAAATTAATTTCACCGAGTTGCCCGATAGTGTAGCAAAAACACTAGTTAAGTAATAATAACAATGGCGGTATTAATTTACCGCCTTTTTTTACGTTAAAGGTGAAACATCATGAAAACAATACTACTGCTACTTATACTAATAACCAACGTGCAAGCAGATAACTCCGCACTCCACTTCATTAATGGGAACGTATCTGCTATCAACCCTTCAAACTTGACAGACATTCAAGGGTTCTATGATTGCGTAACTTATACTAAATCAGGTTATGCAGATCAAAACTTAAATGAATTACAGACCAACGTAATATATAAAGAATGCGCTAGGTTGTATGAAAAACCAACACCAATTAAAGGTGCTAAAATAATCAAATTTAACCTTAACACAGGGAGTCTATAAAATGGGTAGATCATATCCAATATGGAATAACATCACATCATGCGCTTATAAGTCTGGAAAATCTTACGGTATAAAATTACATGGTGAGGTGGAGATATTGATAGGGACTTCAGCATCTAATAGCCATCTATTCCTAAAAACTAGTACCACTCATAGGCAGCATGAAAACGGGGATAGGGAATACCACTTCTATATAGATAATGTACTTATACGAAAAGCTATTCAACCCGCTGGCACTAAGGAGATGTTAATAGAAAAGGTTAAAGGGGTATAAAAAATGATTAAAACTGTACTAAGTTTGTCAGAAATAGGGCTAATAGAGACTTGCTTGGATATTGTTTATAATTCTATGAACTACCAAGATTTACAAGATATATTAGGTGACAACGAAAAAATAGAGGAATTACAGGAGTATTACTCGCAAGGCTATTTTGAAGATCTGTTAAAATGGTGTGAATCTTTCGATAATTAAAGGAATATAAAAATGATTAAATCAATTGAAGTAAACAAAGTAGTAACTGAATTAAACCTATATAAAAGGCTTGGGGAACGAAGTGGACCACCAAAACCAACCGACTCCCTATATATACCAATATTGGGAAGAAATAGGTTTTACTCAAACGTGCCAAGAGTTAAGGCCCTATTTAAATTACTCAAACAACAAAAACATGAAACGGTACTAGTCGACTACTCTAAAACAGATCAAGTAACTATCGCGTTCAATGATGGTTGCTCGGAGTACGTACTATTTAACGAAAAGGGAGATTCTAAATGAAAACAAGAAAAATAAATGACTTTGACGGTATGCTTGAAGACATAAAAGAATCATTTTTTGACTGTTCTAAAGCAGACCTTATAGAAATGATTATGGATTATAAGTATACAGACTGCTCAATTGAAGATATTAAAGATGACTACACCGCATTTGTTGGTGAGTTGGTGATGAAATGATTTTAAGAGACTCTCCAATTCATGCTACTTTAACCATAAATGAGTACATAGAAAAATTCAGTGAAATTAAACCACATCTTGATCAAGCCACCGAATGGCCTATAATTGAAGTAAAAATAATCAATGATGGATGTAAACCGTCGCTAGTATCTAAAATTATAAAGTATTTAAAGAATCAAGATATACATGTATATCAGGGAGTTAAATAATGTATTTCTACGTGACAACCGCGAAAGGTAAAAGAACTTGTAAGGCTGAAAAGGATAAACACTTCATGCCCGAGACTAAAATACCCAAAACAATAAATAAAGGAGATAAATGCCTTGTATTTTGTAACGGCACCATTGGCCAAGGCAGGCAAGCATATAACTACAGTAAAAAAGAGGCCATAAAGATGTTAAATAAATTACTAGATGATATTCAATCCTAGGTGGTATCTTTAGAGATACTTCTTTGAGAGGGCGTCTAATTTGCGCTCTCTCCTTGTTTTCAAAGTATGGCAACGCTTACACAATATCTGTAGATTGCTGAAGCTGCAAAATATTCTAAAAAAGAACTTTTCGATATCCATTATATCAATAAAACTCCCAACCTTATTTATATGATCTACATTGATTTCATCTTGCTTAAACAGACCAGAACAATCAACACATCTATACCGTACCGTTGGCCGCTTCATCTCACCACCACACTTCTTGTATTGTATAGTTTCAACCCTATTAAGTTTCAAAAACTCCGCACGGTACTTTGACCTGATGAAAGCTTGCCTTAAGCCAGTACGAATGGCCGTTAAGTCCTTAGGATCGACAAAGTCGAGACTACCTTTAGGGGAGACAAATTGGTTAAGAGAACTATTTTCCGGGATATTATCAAACATGTTGACATGATAAATTAAAGTAGATACGAAGTAAAAAGGATATATATATTATGAAACTAAGAGACTACTTAAATCAAAATTCAATACCGATAAAACAATTCGCAACTAGTATAGGTGTAAGCCCATCCACTATAGAAAAAATAGTGTACTACCATAAAACACCAGGTTTAATAATAGCACAGGCCATCGTAGCTGGATCAAATGGAGCGATTAGTTACGAAGACTTAATAGCAAAACCAAAACAAACTAAAAAAATTAAGAAAACTAAACTTGCATCTTGGGATGTATTGTAGGAGACTAATACAATGTCAAATTTAATTACGAATTTACATTCATTAAGTAACATAAGCATCATTAGTAATGTTACTACTCCAATACAATCAAGTACCAATACACTAACACAACTAAGTAGAACAGCAATACGTAATATTGTACGTAACGTATCATCTTACGTATATACTATTGTAACGCAAATAGTCGTGTTGCAACAAGGTAAATTTTTTTCAAAACTTGTTACAAGGGTGTAACAAGAAAATAGTTACTACTTAAGGATTACACTTTTTGCATAGTGTTAATTTGTTTTAGTTAGAATACCGTAAAATTCAAAATAACGTACAATATGGTGTACGTAAGATGATAAGAAGGTAAGAGGGTTTAATTATGATTTGGAAAGCGATACTAGTTTATTGGTTAGTGGTGTTTATAATTGTTGCGTTCTTTAAAGCAGCGAGTAGGTTAAACAAGTGAAGTCATTTTGGTTGAGATTGATGATGGTGTTAAAACCATTCAATCAATTGTTTGTGTTATCCTTACTTTCATATTTAGCGGGATTGGTATTTTCAGCGATTTTTATTGATACGTAATATTGTACGTACACTTATATTTACACAGAAAGAAGAAAGAAGGGAGAAAAAACTAAATGGAGAAAATGGAGCAGATAAATAAGGTCATTTTGCATTGTAGTGCATCAGACATTGTACGTGATGATGATGTTGAGGTTATTAGGTTGTTACATACTTCGCCTAAAACTCATCTCACTTATTGGAAGAATAAAAAAGTAAATGGACGGGGCTTTAGTGCAATTGGGTATCATTTCATAATTACGAAAGATGGAAAGACTCATTTTGGTAGATCGGTCGAGTATCAAGGTGCCCATTGTTACGGTCAAAACCAGGACTCAATTGGTATCTGTATGACAGGTAATACTAAATTCACGTTAAAGCAGTTTAAGTCGTTATTTACGCTGCTAGATCATTTGTATGGTGAATATGGTTTAGAAGAAGGGGATGTTTACGGGCATTACTTTTTTGATAAAAATGGTAAGACTTGCCCAAATTTCCGCGTGAATTTATGAAAAGGTTTACACTGAAGGGTGGGTATATAGTCCAGATGAGGCGAGATAAGTCTTACAACGCTATTGATTCTAACTTCCTAACCACTAATACATATTATTTACAGTCATTGTACGGGGCGTTTGATCGTAGTTATATCCCCACTATACTAAAATATTCACAAAATGGGCGGTTTTTGCGCTTTCCCTACTCTTTACCGGTCGGTAGTGAGTCAATTCACTGGAATGACCCTAGAACGGTTTCTAGGGATAATTCGATAGGGTGTTTAATCGCTTTATCGGAGCTATGCGGTGCTGATGGGGTTAAGGAGTGTAGGTCATTTGCGTGGAATATGATTAAGCGGTTGTCTTTCTTCCAAAATACCCATGATGTTAAGTTGAATAAGAAGTTACTACCAGACTTTTGTACTCCTGGTACTTGGGGAATTATATTAAGATCGACTAAGTTATTTACGAGTAGGTTGTGGCTGCCTATGTATTTAGTATTGGACTCATTTTATACCTTAACCCTAATATCGTTCATAATTAAGTGTAGAAGGGATAATAATTATAACAGTCCTTTGTATCATATGGTGTCATCGGTTTATTTTATGGATGCGGCCCACTGGAACGTGGTTAGTAATTTCAATAAATGGTTATTGTTAAATAAAGTACCAATGAATAAGAATTACCCTGGTATTGATTCTATTTGGAGTCAACTAAGGGAATATTCTAGGATGGATTACGACCCTCCCATTTACCATGTTTATGAGCAAATAAATAGATCGTTCCAGGTTAATGATAGGTTAGAACCAGAACCGATTGATATTGATGATATGACAGCAGAGGAAATAGATAAATGGATAATGGAGAATAATGATGATGATTAATGCGTTATTCGTTGAAACAGGTGGTGTTTATTTTAATCAGCCAAATGTTTTAGCTTGGGATATTACTAAAAACGCTTTCAATTGCAATAATGGAGCTCCAGCAATATGCCACCCTCCCTGCAAAAGATGGGGACGGTACTGGTCTGGCGGGCCTAGCGCAAAGGTCAAGAGATTGCTTGGTGATGATGGTAATTGCTTTGCTCATTCTCTTTGGTACGTGCGAACTTTCGGAGGTGTAATTGAGCACCCAGAGGCCAGCCATGCGTATAAATTTTATGGTTTGACCAGGCCTCCAAAAAAAGGTGGTTGGGTTGAGGCCGATGAGTTCGGCGGCCTAACTTGTTGTGTGGAGCAAGGTCACTATGGACATAAAGCCAGGAAAGCAACATGGCTCTATATAAACAAAGTAGCTCCTATTGAACTGATATGGGGAAAGTCGAGTGCAACACAAAAAATGGAGCTCTCCCCTCGTTCAAAAGAACAAGCGGATAAAATAAGAAGTGCTGAAGATTACAAACCAATTAAAAGATTAACTGAATATGAAAGACTGGCAACTCCAGTTAAGTTTAGAGATTTATTAATAGAGCTAGCAAGCAATAATCAGTAAAGGCTATATGGGCAAAGTGAAAAGCTTATGAATAGAGTTATTGAGTGCTTTGAAAGAGAACTAAATAGTATTAGGGGGTACTGAATGAATGACTGTGAATGCCAAGCACATTATATGCAAAACTGTGAGTGGTGGTGTGGGTTAAATTTAACTAGTGAAGAGATTGCCTTAAGAAATAATCCGCAATTAGAAATATACAAACAGGTAAAACGTATTGCGGATTTACTAGAAGAACAAAACAAATAGAAGAAAGGATACCAATTAAAATGGCAAAAATTAAAGAAAGAATGAATTTATATATTTGTGAGCATGGTTGTCATAATGTGACCGTTGATGTGGACAAGGGCGTAACGCCAATGTTTATGAAGTGCCTAAGAACTGGCGACAAAGATAGACCTCTGAATACATCAAAATCAAAAAATGGAGTATGTACAGGAATGGCCAAAAGTTCCATGTATCCCAAGGAAATTGATGATTGTCACGATTACCCAGTTCCAAAACATGAATGGTATAGGCCCGATCTGAGTCGATATGTAAAACTATCAGATGGCGAAAAAGACCATGTGAAAAATGGTGGACTACTAATAAGAAAAAGAACAGATGCCGAACCTTTAATTAACGGAGTGGATGATTGGACTTGGGATGATGTAAAGATACCAGACTACGAAACTGCCTTAAAGTTAGAGAAAAAAAGTAAATCAAGTTTCGGTAAGAATTATTTTAATAACAAATAGAAGAAAGGAAACAATAAATGAAAACAATAGTAGTGGCACTTAAAATACTACTCTCATTTTGCGAGAATACTGAATTTGAGTACATGTGTAAGTATGAGTTAAGAACTTGCTTTAATGAAAATATAGAAAGAAGAATTAGCGTCGATGAATCATTTCGTCGGTGCTTAGATAATAATTATGAACGGTTAATTTATGAAAAGGAATAAAAATGCCAGATGAAAGTGAAACAGATTTTAACGTAATTATACAAGGCCAACTTAATTCGATAGTTGAAGCACAAGGTATAAGTACAGAACTAAAAATGTATGATAATGGTTATATGTTAACCATTAGTATTGAGAAAGTGGAGGACGTAGAAGAATGATAACACTAGACCAGGCAGAATCAGAGCACTATAAACACCATGCGCCTTACGATGATAAAGAGCTATGGTGTGAAACTTGCGAAGCTGAAAAGAGAAGCCTTTGCATATGCGAGTACCCTCATGAGTAATTATAAAAAAGAGGTGTGGAAGGATATAGTAGGATATGAAGGTTTATATAAAGTAAGCAGTAAAGGGAGGGTTAGAAGTGTTGAACGCTATCTAATTTATAGGCCAGGAGAGTATAGGTTATTAACTGGAAGAATACTGAAGTTGAATAGAAATACCTGTGGGTATTTTCAGGTGAGGCTGTACTTAAATGGGAAACATAAAACAGTTACGGTGCACAGGCTAGTATTAACTACCTTCGGGGCCAATCCTTTAAAGAAACCAAGTATAAATCATATAGACGGATGTAAAACCAACAATGATTACGAAAATTTAGAGTGGGTGACTAACCAAGAAAATATAATCCATGCTGTAGACAGTGGGTTAAAGCCTTTATCCCAAGGTGAAAACCATAGGTCCAGTAAATTAAAAGCAAAAGATGTGCTTGATATACTAATAAAGGTTAAGGAAGGTCGTAAAAAGACAGAAATAGCGAGAGAGTATGGGATTAACAGAAGCTCCTTGTACGGAATAATACAGGGGAAAACTTGGAGAACCGTAACAGGATTGCCTAGGTTATGATACTTGTATATGTGATGATTAAAGAAGCGAGGGTTGACCGAAATCTTCCCTCACTTACCTAGGATATATACAAAGAACTGATTAGAAGGGGCATCACCGTAAGGCGTCGCCCCGAAGAAAAAAGGATCTTCCTATATAACCACTTTATAGAAAATCATTGACAGGTTGTAAAGTATTATTCCATATTATGTAACAGGATATACACATTTAGAAAGAGATAAGTTAGAGAGAAAAAAAGGGATTTATGTCAATTAGTTCAGAAGTACGCACCAAATTACAAAATTTAGTAACCTCATTTATGGAAAACCATACCGTAAAGCCTAGAGGAACCACCTCGTTTGTTATAGATGGTGTTCAAACTAGACCTACATCAATATATAATAAGGTAATAGAAGGTGATTTAAAAAAACTTAAAGATTTTGATTTAATGGAGGATTATTTTGATTGGGATGCCTCCACCAAAGTTGAGATAGGAGAGACATTAGATTCTATCATCAGGGATAAATATGAGGAGAATAGAAGATCTAAATTATCCCCCTCCGCAATACCGTACACCCACATATCATTTGAAAACTACCAGTTGTTTATGGATATTAAAACGGGTTCATCGGTCGTGGTTCATAGTGAGACTGGTGAAGTATCTCCGATAGGGGCAACGGTTTGGAAAGAGTGCACTTCAAAAGAAACTAAAGAAATGTTACCACCGAAAGTGGGCTATCTTGTCTTTAATCCTTATGAGAGTAATTTGTATAAAGAGGGTGATTTGTACGGTCAACCAATACAATATTTAAACCTATATATTCCTCCTAAATGGATGAAAGAAGACGGTCGTGGGATTGTTTTAACCGATAGTGATATAGATGAGCTGACTTGCCCTGAAATAGTTATGGATTTTATGTCTCATTTATTCCCTGATGAAAAATGTAGGGATTTCGTTTTCTCATGGATGCACCATGCACTTGTTAAAAGAGCGGAAACTTATTTAGTACTAAATGGTAAAAAAGGTGCTGGTAAGGGTTTATTTTGCGAAGTCCTACTAATGAATTTAATGGGTGAAAATAACTACCGTATTGCACCTGAATCAATACTCGATTCTATATTCAATTCCGCACTTGATAAGACCAGGATGCTGGTAATGGATGAGATTAAAGTGGATAGTTTAAAACATTTGAATAGACTTAAGAAGTATATAAACAATAAACAAAATATTGAGAAAAAGGGGATTGATGCGGATACTGTAGTTGAAACTTTCTCATCTAACGTAATATCGAATAATAGTATTACAGATATGATGCTTGAGTATGATGAAAGACGCTTCTCCGTTCCTGAAATTACAGAAACCCCACTGTTAAAATCTTGGGGTCAAGCTAAGATTAATGAATTTATGGCCGCAATGGGAGACCCTGATATACAACGTCAATTTGGGTTTTGGGTTTTGTATAAAGCTAAGGGCGAGGGCAGTACCCCCTTTTCAGTCTGGAAGGGTACTCGTTTCAATAGGATAGTGTACGTATCCCTAGCAGAGTGGAAGAAAACTATTGTGGATGCGGTGCTTAGTAGGGAGCATAGCGAGATTTCAATTAAAGACTTACGTAAGATGTATAAAAGTCGGGTTGAATCCACCAATGTTAGATTCCCTAGTAACATTCCTAGAATAGCTTCCTTTGTTGAGAATTATCTACATGAGGGTAAGCATAGTTTAGGAGAGGTAGTTTATGAGGAAGGGGAGCACTTTATAATACCATCTGATATGTATATGCCAGAGACAAATGATTCATCTTCAGATCCATTGGATATGTTATGAAAAATAAGTACTGTGTAATTGACTTCGAATATTCAGGGACTAAACAACGTAATGTTAATTTAGTTTGTTGCTCGTTATCGACTAGTGACGACTCTGAACCAAAAGAGTATTGGTTACATAATGAAGATGAAGCTAAGGTCAAACTTAAAGAGAAGTTAGAACAACTAAATGAGCAAGGTTATATATTTTTAGCCTATGCGGTTGTAGCAGAAGCGAGATCATTTTTATCGTTAGGTTTAGACCCAACAAAGTTTAAGTTTATCGATTTATTTTTGGAGTACAAATGCCTTATAAACCATTCAGATAAATTAGGGTACGGCCGCCAGCTTATCGACGGTAAGAGGTGTTATACAAGCTCAAACAAATGGGCAAAAAACTATAAAAAACCTGAGATGGGATTAGCAGCGGCTGCTTATAAATTACTTAAGGTTGAACTAGACACTGAACATAAAGACTTTATGCGGGATCTTATTATATCCTCCCCTGCTAAGTTCTCTGATGAGGAAAGACAACATATACAAAACTATTGTACCTCGGATATCAAATATCTACTCCCTATGTTTGCAGAAATGGTGAAAATATACACGAAAAGGCTGCCTAGGAAGCACCAGGAGAGTTTAAAAGGTGAAATGTTGCTTAGGGGGGATTATGCGGCCAGAACCGCTGTCAAAGAGTCAGAGGGCTACCCCTATAATCCTACATCAATTAAAAACTTCGCCAATTCCGTACCTTATATTATGGATGATTTGGCCATAGATATAAATTCACAGTTTCCAGAAATGGGAGTGTTTATAAGAAAGCCCGCAACACGTAGGTTTTCTAAGAAAGAAAAACCTCAAAGGGAGTGGATAAAGACCACACCATATGCGGATAAATGGGACATGACTAAAGGTGGGAAAGGTCCTCCTCAATACTCCTTATCACTAGACGCTTACCAAAAGTTTTATAACTTCACCCATGATTACCCTAGGGATAATTTTGGTGCCCAAATGGTGAGATTTTTAAAAACTAAACAATCATTAAACGGTTTCCTACCAAAGAAACCACTAATAAAATATTGGGATACGCTACGCTCTGACGGTGAAAAGATAATTAAGCAGAAGTCTCTTAAGAAATCTAAAACATTCTTTGACTATACCAATCCTAAAGAGGGTAGGGTTCATCCGTACTCAAATCCTTACGGAAGCCAGGCTGGGAGAAATCAAGCATCCGCGACTGGGTTTATTCCGCTCAAAGCGGCCTGGACCAGATCTCAAATTATACCAAAGCCTGGAAGGGTAATGATAGGGCTGGATTGGGGCCAGATTCAGTTCTTCCTCAAGATGCTTGTTGCCAGGGATGTAAACGGTTTACGGGCGTATGCGTCAGGAGATGTATACCTTTTCTTCGCTAAAGAAGCTGGTGCGGTTCCTCAAGATGCTACGAAGTCTACACATAAAGCAATGAGGGATAAGTTTAAAGCTACCACGTTGTCCATACAATTTGGTATGACTAAATATGGGTTAGCTATAAAACTTACGCAAGATACTGGTATTGAACATACTGAGGATGAAGCCCAGGAATTAATTGATTTATTTTACGAAGTCTTTCCTGAATCACATGCCCATGATGAAGAGATTTTAGAAGATTATCAAAATGATGGGTTTTTAAAAAGTTGGTCGGGTTGGTATATGTGGGGAGACAATGATAACCACAGATCAGTGACCAATTGTCCTATGCAAATGTATGAATCGGACATAATGAGATTGGCTGAAGGGTACGCCCAAGACGCTGGGTTAATGGTTTGTTATAGTTTGCATGACGCCATATATATTGAAACCAACACCGAGGATAAAGACAAGCATGCTATACTTCTTGCCGAACTTATGGACAAAGCATTTAGATTCTACTTACCCGAAGATCAGAAAGAAATAGGTACTTGTAAATTAGATGCTGATATTTGGGGACCGGATCTCCCAGATGAAAACAAGTACTACGAGTTAAAATATACCACTGAGTACGGGGAACATACCCTGCCCGTTAAACAACAAATGACTTATGTGGATGAAAGAGCGCAGACAGACTACGATAAGTTCTCCAAGTATTTTAAGGATGTTTTCAAGGTTCATCTATTGTGAAAGAAATATGGGTAGATGTGTATGGACATACTAGATATTTAGTTTCCAATTTGGGGAGGGTTTACTCTGATTATTGGAAGATATATAAGAAAACATCCACAGATAAAGATGGGTACGTATTAGTATCTTTAAATAACAAAACTAAAAGACGGGCTAGGGTTGTATTAAGTTCTTTTAATCCAATCGAGGGTATGGATAAACTACAGGTCAACCATGTTAATTCCATAAGAAACGATGACAGACTAGAAAATTTAGAATGGTGTACCGTTTCAGAAAACCATAAACATGCCTATAAAACTAACGGAAAAGAAGCTACTAGGATGAAAGGAAGTACAAACCATAACTCCAAACTAACTGAGGGAGATGTACGGGAGATATTTAAACTTTTAGAAGATGGGTCCCTAAAACAAAAAACAATAGCAGAAATTTATCAAGTCACACCTACTACTATTAATTACATAAAACTAGGAAAAAGTTGGCAACATGTGGATAGGAATGAGAAATAGCAATATAAAAACAGGTAGGAGATGGGGACATCTCAAACACGTAACAATCGACTAAGTCATAAAGTCTTAAGTCTAAATTCAAGGAGTAAAGTATGAGTAATTTTAGAGAAATCGGTGGGTCGAAATCTTACCGTGGTTGGAAATTGTGGTATGGGGGAGAGTACATTGTAGGTAAGTTTGTTGGAACGAGCACTGATAATTACGGTAAAACATCGTGGCATATTGAAGTGGATGAAACAAACATCGACGATGGTTCCGTAACAGAAGGTGGGATTTTAGCCCTTAATGCGTGCGGTTCATTAGATTTTAAGATGACCCAAGTAGAACAAGGGGAAACGGTTAAAATCGTTTATGAAGGTCAAAAAGTATTAGAGAAAGGGGCTTTCAAAGGCAAGTCTTTTCACGATATATCTGTCCATTTAGCAGAAAGTGATGATGTTGAATCAGAAGGTTCTGAGGAAAGTTTTACACAACTATAATCAATTTAGGGAGGAGGGTAAAACCTACTCCCTTTCACCACATCGGAAGTAAAATGAAACTAGGACTAAACAAAGACATTACAAATCTTGAATACCACAGCCAGATGTCGCCAGAGGAGCATTTCTACTCATCATCACAACTTAAGACGATGTTAGATGACCCTGAAACTTTTTACAAAAAGTATATTACTAAGGAGCTTGGTAGTGATTGGATCCCTGCGTTCGACATTGGAACTTATTACCATACTGCGATTCTTGAACCGCATTTACTCGAAAAGGAGTGCGCAGTTTATACAGGAAAAGTACGTAGAGGTAAGGAGTGGGATGTATTTAAAGCTCAACATGAGGGCAAAGCTATTATTACTAAGGCTGAGTACGAGCAAGCTAAAAACTTAATCATTGCTACCCGTAATTCTCAAGTCGCGGTCGATCTTTTAGAAGGCGGTGTAGCAGAGGTTTCTTTGTTTATAGAAGTATACGTAAAAGGTGGCGAGGTTTTTATCCTAACCAATAATAAATCGGTCTACAAACTAGGTGTTAGTGGTTGGGAAATATACGCTAACGCTCCTACTTACTTAAAAGATGCTTTAAAGTTACGTCTAAAAGTACGTGCTGATATGATGAACATAGAAAGGGGATTTATCCTGGATCTTAAATCTACTAAAGGCAATGCTAAAAACGTACAGAAGACTAGGTATAAAACATCAGACTTTGTTTATGATTTATCCGCCGCTATGTACGTTGATCTTTTCAACGCTTGGTATATTATCCAAGGTGAAGCTCCTCCATTTACAACATTTTGGTGGATATACGCTTCTAAGGATTACTCAAATTGTAAATCATATTGGGCAGGGATTGGGCCAGGCGGTGAGGTAGGGGATAAAACCTTACGTGTAGGTCGTGCTAAGTGGAAAAAAGCTGCTAAGGATATATCAAGGTATCACCATTTAGATTGGAATATACCTGATGAACCAGCTTGCTTGGAGTCTTTATCATTTGAAGATGAGTGGTTAGAAGTTAAAGAGGATAAGGTAGTCCAGAAACCAGGAAGAAGGGAAATAACTAAGAAAGTAAAACAGAACAGTGAACAACGAGCAATAGACTTGCTCTAAAAAAAAAGGAAATTATAATGATGAGTCCAACAATGTCCACAGCGGCACAATTAGCAAATGAACAAGTGATTAGTAGAGAAGTAATTAGTTACGGAGAGACTAAAGATGGGAAGTATAGAGCGTTTATTAAAACGGTCGGGTATATAAATGATAATGTTAAGGAGAGATTGGAATCTAACGTAAGAGTGGAAACATCTTTCTACTACATCCCGTCAGCCTGTTTGTCAGAAGAGACAGCAATTGCGATACTTATTACCATGGCGACTTACGCCTTTTTAGGTACTGACTATCAAGAAATCGGTACTAAATGTGTCGAGGAATTGATTAATGGGAAGAAGAAGCCATCCGAAGCAGCAGAGGCCCCAGCAAAAGAAAAGCCAGCAACAAAGGCAGTTGAAGAAACAACACAAGAACCAACTAAACCAGTTGAACAAGAGGAAAAGAAGGCAACTCCGGCAAGAAAAGCTCCGGTTAAAAAGGCAGCTCCGAAGAAGCCAAAAACAATTGCCTATAATAGAGAAAACAACGAGCACAAAAAACAGTTCGGAACTTTACTCAATGATACGTGCCCGGCTTGGGCAGAAAACGACGAAACCCTGAAAATAGCTCAAAGCCTTTCTTTAGATCTAGCTGGTAAGCCGTATCTTGACACCAAAGGGGAAGTACTTTCTAGCGTTATCGAAATGATTACTGATGCCTTTACTAAGCCAAGCAATATAGATGCCCTCTAAAGAAATTTGGAAAGATATTGAAGGTTATGAAGATTCCTACCGAGTGTCAGATCTGGGTAGGGTATTTTCAATACGTAGTGACATCCTGTTGAAACCTAACATTAATTCTTCAGGGTATCACCAAGTGTGTTTACGGGGTAGTTACCTTACAATCCACCGATTGGTTCTGGAAACATTCGATCCAGTGGAAGACATGGGTTCTCTGCAAGGAAATCATTTGAACATGATTAAAACCGACAATAGATTTATTAACTTGGATTGGTGCACCAATTTGGAGAACCAGCGTCACTCTTGGGATAACGGCAGAGAAGCAGCCAAAGGCAAGAGTAACGGTAACTCAAAGTTAACTGAGATGGATGTTTTGAGGATAAGAGAGTTACTCCAAACAAGTATGCTTAAGAAGGATATAGGTAGGTTATTTAACATCTCAGGTGAAAACGTGAGAGCAATAGAGTTACGTAAATCATGGGCTTGGTTATGATTTATACTAACTATTTAAATCACCCTCCTAAGCCTTACCAGGCGGAGGGTATTAAGTTTGCGATGGAGCACCATTACTCTATCC